AATACCTGAGTTGCAACAACCTGAAGAAGAAGATGATGATGAAGACCTAGTAATGGGTTCTGAAAATATAAAAGTTGAAATACCTTTAATTGTTGAAAACAAAAGTAAATACAAAATAAATGGCAGTATATACACTCATCAAGAAATAGATAATAGAATAAGAAACAACGACAAGGGTTTTGAAAAAATAAATAGTGTAAAAGAGTACTTAGATATTCATAGAAAAAGAGGTTCTGAGGTTTTTGTTTTACCAAGCGACTATGAAGGATCTATAGAGCAAAAATATGATGAATTTACAAATATAACTAATATAAGTCCTGAAGAAGAAATTAAAATAGATAACTTTGTAAATAACATAAGTTTTGAACCTGAAGAAAGTATTGACGCTGGATTTGCTGCTGGTGAAGGTATGGATATTAAAATGAATATGCGTACTCCACTTAACATGCCTGGTACGGTTTTTCAACCTTTTGAAGATCAATTAGATAAAGCTAGATTAATTTTAGAAAATGAAAGAAAAGAACAAGGTAGTAATAAAGCTATAACAAAAGAAGAAATAGAAGGTTTAGCTAGACAAATAATAAAAAAAGAATTAGAAGAAAGATTTGATTTTGAAGCTAGATTTGATTCTATAAAAAATAGCTCTTTAGTTAACAATATAAAAAAATATACTACAGCTATAAACATAGATCAACAAAACTTACTTGATCTTGCCAAGCAAATTAAAGAGGGTCAGGCTAATGGTTTTGATGTAACGGCTTTGTCTCAACAGTATAATTCTCTTTTAAAAACAATGAACAAAAGAATAGAGGGTGTCAATGGTTTTAAAAAAGATTTAAAATACGCTGTACAAGATGTTCAACTAGATTATAGCAATTACATTAAAAAAGCGCAAGAATACGAAGACGATACATATGAAATTGAATGGCTAAAAAGAAACTATAGCCAAATGAAAAAATATTTTGGTGGACTAGGAGAACCTGGAGACTTAGCAATAAATTCTATAAGTTACGCTTTAGGTGGACTTCAACAATTATTAGCTTTAATAGATTTAGCAACTGGAACACCAAATAACTCTGTAGGTTTAAAAGAAAAACAAGCGAAACTTCTTGAAATTCAAAGTGATTTTATAGATTATAGAAAAAAACACAAAGAGCGATACGTAAAGTCTCCTGAATTTGGTAATGCTTTTAGTAGTTTTTCAAACTTTACTGAATATATTTTTGATTACGGTCTTGAGTTAGTTCCTTTTTATGGTTCTATGATAGGTACTACTTATTTAACAGGAAATCCTTATGCTGGTATAGCTGTTGCTTCAAGCACTACTGGTGGTATGTATGCAGGAGAAAGATATAATGAAATGTTAAACGGTGGTAGACCTTATGATTTTCAAGATATGAATCTTACAATGACAGGTTATAGTTTGGCTGAAGTAGCTGGTACTATACCAGAGTTTAAGATATTAAAAGGAGTAAAGGCTAGATTTTCAAAAGGAGCAGTTGGTAATGAAGTATTAGAAAAAGGATTAAAAGCTTGGAGTAGAAGAAGATTAAATGGTTTACCAGAATATAGTAGACTAATAGGATTGGATTACTTAGGAGAAATAGGACTAACTCTTACTGCACAAAACTTGTTAGACGGGAAACCTATGTTTACTGGTTTTACCGAAGCTTCTTTTAATACTTTACTTTTTTCTAATACAATGTATGTTACTCCTATTGTTGCGGGTGGAATATACAATGCTTTGTCTTCGCCTAAAATAAACGCTCAATTTAAAGCAAATGTAGCTGAATATAACAATATTGAAAGATCTCTTTACGATAATAGATTTAAGAAAAAAGTTTTAAAAAGTAGCTTAACTGCTGAACAGATTCAGCAAATGAAAAATATTCAATTAGAGCTAGTTCAGAGTAATGAAAATATTTTATTAGACTTAAATAAAAGAATAAAAGAAATGGACGCGGATGGGTTTAGAATTTACGCAGACGCTATGACTAGAGTTGCTGAATTACAACAAAAAGCTAGCGAAATAAATGATAATCCTGCTTACGATTTTAAAACAAAGGAGGCGTTGCTTGAACCTATAAGAGTTGAATTTGAAGCTTTGGTTAATGCTAGAAATGTATTTACTGAAGCTTTTACTAAAACATTTGGTTTACTTTCTAAATCTGAACGGGCAGAAATTAAAAAAAGAGCTATTAAAAACCTTGAAGTAAAAGGAATAAATAATCCTAGTGAAAAGCAAATATACGATGAATCTGAGCAAGTTCACATACAGGATAAATTTGAAAGAAATTTTACGAATGGTATAGAATTATTAAAATCTTTAAAAACAAAAGGTTTAAACATAAGTTTTTCTTTAGGTAGAACAAACAAGCAGACTATAGCTAGATACAGAAAAATGTTAGATGCTAGAGTTAAAGATTCTAAAAACAGTTTAACTGAAGAAGAAGCTAAAAAAGAATTAGAAGAGTTTATAGAAGGTATAGAAGATGGTACAATGAACGGTACTACATTTGTAACTACTCAAACAAATGCTAAAGGCGAAAAAAAATTAGTTTACGATGTTATTGTAAGTCAACAAAATTCTGTTGCTAATCAAGCTAGTGAAACAACTTTTCATGAACTTAACCATGTTATATTTTCTGAAGCCTTAGGAACTGATTCTAAAGCTTTTGAACCAGTTGCAGCTTCTATATTAGATTATTTAGCAGATAACAATTTTAACGCATACTTAAGAATAACACAAAAAGCTGACACAACTAAAGCTGATGAAGTTATAATAGCGTTTTTAGAAGAATTGTCAGGTAAAAGAATAAACATTGAAAAAGCTAATAATTTTAATTTCTGGAATCAATTAGCATTTGGTGTTAATAATTCTATTAAGGCTAATAATACTGAATCTAAATTCAATATGGATTTTTCAGGAAAAGATGGAGCTCTGCAATTTTTTCAAACTCTTGCTGATGCATGGAATAATAAAGAGTTATCAGTTGACGCATTAAACAAAATAATTGATAGTGATGTTTGGCAGGGAGAAGGATTTACAAACGAAGAAGTTGTTATAACAGTTCCTAGTAAAAAAAGATCTAAAATAACGCCTAGAGGTATTCAACTTTTAGAAGGTTACAAAGAAGGAATATATACTAATAAAGATTTAGTTGCTATAGTTAGAACAAAACCTGTAAATCAAAAACAGCGTGATGAGCAATATGCTGCGGCTGAAGCAATTGTTGAAGCAAATTTTGGCTTTATAAAAGGTAAATTAAAATACGAAAGAAGAGGCACAAAAGGAATAGATGAAAATGGAATAAAACAAGCTATTGTTGAACTTATATTAGGTGGTGATATAGCAGCTTGGTCTGGAAAAACAACACCATTATTTGAAGAAGGTGAAGGTTATAATCCTGATTTTGCAGTTACAACATATTTAGGTAGAATAGGTAATAGAGCCGATATAATATTTGAAAGAGCAAAAGATCTTGGTGATGTTGTTTTTGATACTTCTGAAATAACAGATGGAAATACTGGTATTGTTGAAACAGATGTAGAAACAGAAACAACTCCAGTAAAAGAAATAGATATTGATGCTTTTAAAATTCTTAAAAAACCAAACAAAAAAGTTATTGTTTCTTCTATTCTTGAAAAAATTAAAACTGGTGAAATAAATTTAGACAGTGATATAACTTTAAAAGATTTAAAACCTTTTGCTGAAGCTGCTGCGCAACAAATTGCTGATGAACTAGGAATACCAGTATCGCGTATATTAAATCCTAAAGATAATTTACGTAAAGGTGAAGTAACACCTATACAAATGTTTATAAAAAACAACGCACCTGCTTTGCTATCGATGCTAAAGCAAATAAAAGGTAATGCTGATATACTTACTATAAAAAATAAAAACGGTAAAACTATTAAAGTAGGTGGTGAAGGTAGAAAACTTGGTCAAAAATTATTAGATGCTTTTTATATACAATTAAAAGGCGAAGATGGTAAACCTTTAAAAGTAAATAATCAAATACAATATAGATTAGATCCTAATAAATTAAAATTACCTTACTTTTTATCTGTATTTGGAATGGATGCAAAAGGTAATATAAAAGACGCTAGATCAGGAACAGCTCAAGCTTCAAAAAACATAATGGAGCTTTTATCTAGACTGTTAACTTTAAATTCTATAGAAATAGCTATTGACCAACAAGTTGCAGAAGGAACTAAAACACCAGCAGAAGGAGCTATACAAAAAGCACAAGTTAAAAGAAGTAAAGTTACTAAAAGAAATTGGGGTAAAGGTAAATTTCCTGTAGAATTACCACTATTAATTAGAGTAGCTACTGATGTATTAAATTCAAAAGGCGTTGCTAAAAAAGCATATGACTTAGACACTGCTGAAGGTCAAAAATTTGTAAGTACAATAAAATCTTTTATAGAAGCTTATCCAGAACTTGGTGACTATGTTAGAAGAGCTATGACAGGAGGTTATGGTAAAACTTTTACAGATAAAGTAAAATTTGACAAGTATATAGGTATAAAAACTGGCGATCCTAAAGTTATTAGACTAAAATATGGTACAAGAAAAAACGGTGTTCAAGTAGTAAATAAAAAAGCTATACAAAGATTAATAGATGATCCTTCTTTAATATCTAAAGATTTAGCAGAGCTTAAAAAGCTTTTCCTAGCCATGCAAGAGTTTATGGCTAAAAACAAGGATGCTGCTCCAGATTTAGCTAGAATAATAGCAGATTTATCTGTGGATATGAATAGTCCTTTAAGGTATTTAGCTCCAACTATTTTTTATCCTGTAAAAGCTAATGGTAAAATAGATGTTGTAAGAATAACTGAAGAACACATGATGCCAGCTATACAAATGGGTAAGCAACTATTTGATGCTGCTATAAAAGGAAATGTTGAAAGTGAATTTAAAATTATAGAAAAATCTTACGCACAAGGTGGTTTAAGATATAATGATGATTTAGCTTTGAAACCTTTAGGTTTAAACGAAGCTATGCCTCCTATTTTTTATGAAACTGTTATACCTTTAATAGAACAAGGTAAATTAGACTTTTTGCCAGCAGGCTTAGCTTCATGGATAAGATATAGTTTTAACAATACTGCTAATCCTTTTTTATATAAACTTGTAAATCCTAAAATGACTATAGGAGAGTTTTTTGTAGGTAAATTAAATATAAAATCTGAAACAGGAGTTGCTATTGCTGGCGAAAAAGCAAACGAACTTATAACAAAAGTGTTGTCAGGTGAAATAACTTTAGCACAAGCAAAAGCAGAGTTTAAAGTATATTCTACAAAAGTTTTACCTTTAAAAATAAAAGCTGTTGAAAATATAGATAATACTTTTGGTAAAAAAGTAATGCGTAGTAAAACAGTTTCTGGTAAAATAAAAATATTAGAAGATTATCAAAAAGCAATACAAATTGCAAGAGATCCTAAATCTCCTGTAAAAGGTATATCTGTTCTTGATTTTGATGATACAGTTGCAATAACAAATAGTAGTGTTATTGTAGAGATGCCGGATGGAACTATAAGAAAAATAAACGCTACAGAGTTTGCTTTAGAACATAGCACATTGGAATCAATGGGAGCTAAGTTTGATTTTAGCGAATTTAATAAAGTTGTACAAGGAAGAAGAGGACCATTATTTAACAAGCTTAAAAAAGCTGTAGATAAATTTGGTAATAGTAATGTTTATATATTAACAGCTAGAACTCCAGAAGCAGCAACAGCTATACATGAGTGGTTAAAATCAGAAGGTATAACTCTTAAATTTGAAAATATTGTTGGACTTGCAGATGGTGCTGCACAAGCAAAAGCAAATTGGATTGTAGGTAAAGCCGCTGAAGGTTATAATGATTTTTATTTTGCTGATGATGCTTTGCTAAATGTTCAAGCTGTACAAGCTGTTTATGATGTTCTTGATGTAAAAGGAAGAGCACAAATAGCATTAAGAAGTAAACAGAAGAACTTTGAAATTATAATGAATGATATAATTGAAAAGAAAACTGGCATACAATCATATAAAAATTATTCACCAGCAAAAGCAAAAACAATAGGCGCTAGCAAAGGTAAGTTTCAATTTTTCATACCACCTTCCGCTGAAGACTTTACAGGTTTATTATATAAATTACTCGGTAAAGGTAGTATTGGCGATGCTCAAATGGCGTTTTTTAAAGATAATTTAATTGATCCATATAACAGAGCAGAAATAGAACTTGAAGCTTCTAAGGTTGCTGCTTCTAGAGACTTTAATGCTTTAAAATCTAAGTTTCCTACTCTTCCGAAAAGTTTAAAACAAGAAACAGGTATAGGTAAATTTACTTTTGAGCATGCAATTAGAGCTTATATATGGGGTGAACAAGGTATGTCAATACCAGGATTATCTAAAAGAGATTTAAAAAGATTAAGTGACTTTGTTAAAAAAGATCCTAACTTAAAGATTTTTGCCGATCAATTAATATCATTAAGAAAAGGAAAAGATTATCCAGCTCCAAATGAAAGCTGGACAGCTGGAACTATAACAACAGATATTATAAGTGGTATAAATAAAGTTGATAGAAAACAATATTTAACTCAGTGGAAAGAAAACGTAGATCTTATATTTACCGATAAAGTTATGGGTAAATTAGAGGCAGCGTTTGGCGCTAAGTATGTTGAAGCTTTAAAAGCTAGCATTGATGCTATGTATAGAGGTAGCAACAGAAGTAGTAGTACTGACTCAATTACTTCTAAATGGTATGATTGGATAAATAACTCTGTAGGTGTAGTAATGTTTCTTAATACAAGATCCGCTTTACTGCAGATGATTTCAAATGTAAACTTTATAAATTGGAAAGACAATAACCCTCTTCAAGCAGCTAAAGCTTTTGGTAATCAACCACAGTATTGGAAAGATGTTATGTTTTTATTAAACTCACCTTATCTAAAAGCTAGACGAGATGGTTTAAAAATAAATATTAGTGAATCTGAAATAGCTGATTTAGCAAAAGGTAAAGGTAATAAAGCACAGAAATTTATAGCATTAGCTTTAGAAAAAGGTTTTGTATTTACAAGATTTGCAGATAGTTTTGCTATTGCAACAGGTGGTGCTACTTTTTATAGAAATAGATATAATTCCTATATAAAAGATGGTATGACTCCAGATGTTGCAGCTAAACAAGCTTTTGAAGATTTTAGAGACACTTCTGAAACTAGTCAGCAGTCAAGTAACCCAATGAAAGTTAGTCAACAACAAAGATCAGCAGCAGGTCGTTTAATACTTTCTTTTGGTAATACGCAAATGCAGTATGCTAGAATACAAAAAAGAGCTATACAAGATTTAATTAATCGTAGAGGTGATTGGAAAGAAAATGTATCTAAAATAGTTTATTACGGTGGTATACAAAACTTAATGTTTAACGCGTTGCAACAAGGTATACAGTTTTTATTATTTGATGGTGATGAAGAGAAAGATCAAGAAAAAAGAGAAAAAAGAATACAAAGAACTTTAAATGGTATGATTGACTCTCAACTTAGAGGTTTAGGTATTTATGGAGCCTTGTCTGTTACATTGAAAAATACATTAATGGAAATAGCAGAACAAGCTGGCAAGAAAACACCTGAATATGCTGAAGCTGTAGATGCTTTATTTTCTATATCTCCACCTTTACAATCTAAATTAAGAAAATTAAAAAGCGCTGCAAATACTTTTTCATGGAATATGAAAGAAATGAAAGCGCAAGGAATTAATTTAAACAATCCGGCTTATTTAGCTGTAGCACAAACTATATCAGCTTTAACAAATTTACCTGTTGATGAAGCTGTTATAAAATTAAATGCCATGAGAGCTATATATAGTGATAGTTCTGAGAAATGGCAAAAAGTAGCTTTATTACTAGGTTGGTCTACTTGGGATGTTGGTTTACCATATTACGGCGTTGAAGACAAAGTTGTTATAACTCCAGAAATGGAAGCTGAAATCAAGTTAGAAAACATGATGAAAGAAACCACTAAACCTCAACAGGTAGAAACATTATTAAATCTTGGTTTAACTAAAAAACAAATTAAAGATTTAAAATACGAGCAAGATAGAGTTAAGAAAATTATTGAACTACAAAACAAAGAAAAAGATGGAAAGTAGCCCTTTATATGGTAAAATAAGTTCAGCTTGTAAAGCTGCTGCAAAAAGAAAATTTAAGGTTTGGCCTAGTGCTTATGCTTCTGGTTGGGGTGTAAGATGTACTAAGGCTGGTGGACCAAGTAAATTTGGTGGAGGTAAAAAGAAAAAGAAAAAGTAATGGCTTTTAAAATAACATCACCGCTTCCATGTTGGAAAGGATATGAAAGAGTTCCAGGTACTAAACCAGGAGAAAAAGGTAGTTGTCGTAAGTCATCACCTGTAACAAAACAAAAAGGTGGTGGTACAACTAAAACATGCTTACCTGCTTCTAAAATCAGAAGCATGAGTAAAGAAGAAAGACAGAAGCTAGTTAACTCTAAAAAAGCTGCTGGCGCAAAAGGCAAATATAAAAGATCGTCTAAGACAAACGTTAAAGGCGCTCGTAAAAAAGGAGCTACACTTAGAGACTGGTTTGAAAAAGAAGACTGGAGAAGAGTTGATGATCCATCTAAAAAATGCGGAGAATAAAATGGCTAAAATACCACAAATAGGAGAAAATACTAAATTCACATTAGATGTGAAAACAATAGGTATAATTATAAGTTTTGTTGTAGGATTATCTACAACTTATTTCACTTTAAAATCTGATATAGCTTTAGCTATGGAAGAACCAAAGCCAGAGATAACTTCATTAGAATTTAAATACAAAGACGAACTGATAAGATCGAACGTAGAAAAAGTTATTGAACAAGTTGATAACATTGAAAAAGACGTTGAAGAAATAAAACAAATGATAGATAAATTAGATCAGCGTCTTTATGAAATACAAAGAAGATGAGATTAATTATTGCATTACTATTTACCACTTTTGCATTTGGACAAAACTATAAAGACGATATTAGTATTGTTCAATACAGCGCAAAGTTTTTAGTGGAAAAAGAAATATCATTAAAAAAATTAAAAAGCTTTAATACTCACACTTTTTATATGAGTGAGCACAAAAAGTATTTTACTGAAGAAAATATAGAATATTTGCCAACTATATGTGTATATAACAATGGCGAAGAGGTTTTAAGAATACATGGTGGTATGTCGTTAGAATTACCAGATGACACTTTAAAACAAATTATCAACAAAGTAGATGAACTACAAGCAAATAAATTTTAGATGAAAAAATTACTATTATTATTTTTACTGATTAGTTTTACTAGTCAAGCTCAATTTAAAAAAATATTTAAATATAGTACTGTTTATGCTAGTTATGATCAAAACAACTCTATACAGCCGATGCAATCATTTGCTGTTAGTGCAAACAATGATTTAATAGAAACAACACCTAATACACCTGCTGATCAAACATTGACAATTGGTATTAGAAAATTAGCTTTCTTTGAATATGAAAATAGAGATCAGTTTTATAATGGAACAGAAACTAATATAGGTAAATCTGCAAACATAGGTAATGCTAAAGGTCTAGAGTATTTATTTGAATATTCAAAAGGTAGACAACAAAGATCTGAGTTCGAAAACAGTCAAATGTTTGTTAGATATTTAGCTAATTACTGGGTTGCTAAAGTAGAAAGAACTAAAAACGAATTAGTTGATTTAGATTATAAACTAGCAGATCTTAGATTAAGATTACCTATTGGTAAAAAAATAAGTTTAAGTGTTGGTGCTGCTTATAGAACATATGAAAAAGCTTATGGTGTAAATCCTATAGAATCATATCTTGAAGAAAACTATTGGTGGAACTTAAGTAGAGATTACTATGGACACAATGATGTACCTTATTCTTGGGAAAACTTTGTAACAGGTGAAACAGGTATAGACTATTTTTGGTATGATCAAAATGGAGTTTTAATTTCTAACTCTGATTTAGATTATAGAGAAAATATATTTGGTAATCTTGTTAATCAATATAATGCAGAGCAATTAGAATTAGTTTCTGGTGGTTATGCTAACTTATCAGGTGTTATCGGTTTAGATTTTTATCACTACAGAAAAAGTCACTGGATTCACGCTTACGGTAATATACTACCAATACATAAAACCTATACAGAAAGTGGTAAAAAAGAATATTCTTATGAAGCTTTTGTAGGTAACAACGACTGGATTGATTACTCTTTTGGTGGACAGTTTGGAATAAACATAAATAAAAAGTTTGGTTTATTTAGTGAAATAGCTATACAGAAATATTGGGATAGAAAGATAAAAGTAATTAAGGCTGGCATTAACTTTAAATTATAATTATGCAAAAGATAAGTGATCATATAACATATGCTGAAGCTATACACTCGAATACAGCTAAGCGTAAAGGAATAGATAATACACCTAGCCCAGTTCACGTAGAAACTATGGGTTTAACAGCATCTAAAATATTTGAACCACTTAGAAAATGGGTTGGAGGACCAATAAAAGTAACTTCATTTTTTAGATCATCAGAACTAAATACTGCAATAGGAGGATCAAAAACATCTCAGCATTGTAAAGGCCAAGCAATGGACTTAGACGACGTCTATGGACATAAAAGCAATGCAGAAATGTATCATTGGATAAAACAAAACTTAAACTTTGATCAATTAATATGGGAGTTTGGTACAGACACAAATCCAAACTGGATACATGTGTCTTATGTTAATGATGAAGACAATAGAAATAGATGCTTAAAAGCATATAAAGAAAACGGTAGAACTAAATATAAAGTAATATGAACTCACCACTTAAAATAAAAGAACAAGCTTATGAAAGATCTAATAGAAAAATGAGATCTGATTATAAGAAAGAAACAGGTAAATCATTAGGTTCAAGACAAACCTCGGGCACTGGTAAACGAAGAGTATCATTTGCTTGTAGATTTGCAGGTATGGCGGGCGCTTTAAAAGATGCTAAAGGCGAACCAACTAAATTAAAAATGGCATTAAAAAAATGGGGATTTGGTAGTAAAGAAGCTGCTAGAAACTTTTGTAATAAACACAAAACAAAAAAATAAATTATGGGAAAATTATTTGTAAAAATAGGATTATGGATGCAGAAGTTCTGGTGCAAGTTATGTTGCAAGTGGAACTGGTTAGTATCAAAATTAATTATTAACGTAAAAGACTGCCCTGTAGCAGAGTGTGTCTGTAAAAAATAAATATTATGAATCAATTTGGTTCGCCATTCATGGCAAAAAGTCCTTTAAATCAGAAAACAAGAGAGCAAAAGCTAAGAGAAAAAATAAAAGAAACTGAAAAAAAAGCTTATATGAAAGGATCTCCTGACTATACAGATGAAGAATATGAAGAAAGTCCAGAAGAAAAAAGAGCTCAGAAAAAATTAAAAAGACTAAATAAAAGATTAGCTAAAAAGGAACAAAAATAAAATGGGCGTACCATACCCAAAAGTTCCTGTAACTAAGAAAGGGGATCCGTTAAGATCCCCTTTTTTAATTTATTAAACTAACTAACCATCACACGCAAGACAATCTTCATTCATTGCTTGCTGCGCAATATCTCCACGCAATACAGATTCTGTACGCGTATAATATAAAGTTTTAACTCCTTTTTTCCATGCTTCAAAATGTACTTTATTAATCCATTTTGGTGTAGCAACACTTGGAAAAGCTAAGTTTAAACTTACAGACTGATCAACATATTGTTGCCTCAGACCTGCTTGATTAACCAACTCTAATTGATTAATCTCTTTAAAAGTCTTAAATACCTCTTTTGCTGGTGTGTCATGCGCCATGACAACATTATCAAGCTCAGAAAGATTTTGAACACTACCACCGTCAGCAAGTATTTTATCCCATGTTTCATTGTTGTTTATTTTAAGTTTTCTTAATAACTTTACTAATGTAGGGTTTTTTCTTATAAACGTTCCCTTGGCTGATTGCTCTGTGAATACATTAGCAGCCCAAGGTTCAATACCCGGAGATACATTGCCCGAAAGCTTACTATTAGAAACAGTGGGAGCAACAGCACGCAAGTGAGTATTACGCATACCAGTATTAGCACACCACAAAGGTTCACCATAAGTTTCAGCAAGAGCCATGGAAGCTCTTTCGCTTTCAATTTTAATCTGACTAAAAATTTTCCTAGTTTCAAACTGAGCAAGTAAACCTTCGAACGATATACCTTTTTCCTGTAAATACGTGTGCCAGCCCAAGACGCCGAGTCCAAGTGCTCGACCTTTCGTTGCTGATCTGACTGCGTTTTCAAAACCTCGTAAGCCCTTAGCTCTTTGTATAAACTCCTCCATAACTCCGTCCAAAAACCATATACTGTCATAAATAAGGTTAGTACCTTTCCATTCTTCATATTTTGCTAGATTTAATGATGATAAACAACAAACAAAGCTGTGGTTTTCATCTGTATGTAATGTAATCTCTGAGCATATATTTGTCATATGTACTTTTAAACCATTATCTTTATACGCACGCGGGTTCTTTTTATTTGTATTCCCTTTAAATAAGATATAAGGTTCTCCAGTAGCTTTACGTTTTTGTAACAATTTGCCCCAACGTTTTCTGGCTTGCTTATCTCCAGCTTCAAGTCTTCGCATGAATTTATCGCCGACAACAGCACATTGGTGCAAGTTGAGGGATTGTCTGTTGACATCTCCTTTTGGTTCGCGTATTTCAAGCCACTCTTCGAAATCGTCGTGTTCAATATTGATATTAACTGATGCAGCTCCTCGTCTGACAGATCCTTGATTAGTGGCAAGTATAGTGCTGTCATAGATTTTACAAAATGGCACAACGCCATCACTTGTTCCATTACCTGTAATTTTTGCGCCGGCGGGTCTAATTTGATTTATACCGATACCAACTCCACCGCCATGCTTAGCGAGTAGCATCATCTCTAAATTTTTTTGTCCTATATCCTGTATCGAGTCTGCAACATCAATGCCAAAGCAAGATATAGGTAAACCGCGATCAGTCCCTGTGTTTGATAGCACAGGACTAGCCAGACACAACCAACCATTCCAAATATAATCAAAAAACGTTCCGGCCATTTCAGGTTTGTAAAGTCTACGCGCAACTGTTTTAGCAACACGCATGTATGCTTCACGAGGTGTTTCATCTTGTAGTAAATACCCTCCAGATATAGTTTTTTTATAAACATCTGTGTCACCCCAGCGAGGATAGTCTTCGCCTTTTTTCCATTCATTATTCCACATATTATCTAATTAAGTGTGTTATCCAAGCTATTAAACCATTAAAGTTTAAAGCTACTAAATTCCATTGTTTACGAGATGCTGTTTGCACCATTACACATATAAAGCCCATTATGTATAATACAGGTTCTATAGTCCATTGTGCAGCTATCAAAAAGCCTGCACCCATGTATCCTACACGAGATGCAAACTTTTGATAACTTGTTAATTTATTAGTATACCTTAAAAACTTAATCAGTCTGTACTTCAGTCTTCTTTTCGTTTTCATTTTTCTTTGTGACTTCATTTTTTAATTCTTCTAATGCTTCGTTATAACCTGGCATTTTTTTAATTGTTTCTAAGGATCCTACAGCTACTTCTCTAGTAAACTGTAATTCTGTTATAAGTTGTTGCACTACTCTAGTTAATGCTTCAACTTTGTTTTTCATTTCTATTAATTTATTTTCCTTCATACAAGTCTTTGTTTATATCATCTTCTGTTATATCTATTCCAAGATTAAATCCTTTTTCATAGATGTCACACCAATTACCAAATGTCCTCGAAGTCTTCGCCTTCATTAGCTTTGCTATAGTCTGTTGGACGAATAGAGAAAAAATCAGTATGGGTAACGCCCCCGGTAAGATGATAAAACCAATCAAGCTTAGCCGCTGCTTTAGTGTCATATTCGAACTTATCTTTAAGTTCTGTATAACCGAGTTCCATAAGTTTTTCATTTGTTCTTTTTCTTATAAATTGTTTTAAGTCGTAAGATTTAATACCTTCTATATCACCCATTTCAAACATCTTGTCAATATATTTCTCTTCGAGATCTACCATTATTTCAGCAGCTTTTATAACATCTTGTTTACAAGCAGACAATAGTTTATTGTCTTCTTCACACATATGTCTAAATAATCTGCATCCCATTTTACTATGTAATGATTCGTCTCTTACGGACCATTTCATTTGTTGCCCAATACCTTTGAGTAAATTTCGTAGCTGAAAACTATACAGCACTGCAAAAGCACTATACAGACTAACTCCTTCAGCGAAGGCTGAAAATACAGCCAAGCTTTTCGCAATACCCACAGATTCGTTGCCGTTGTAAGCAACAAGATTGTCAAAGCGATTAGCCGTTGCTTCTTCATGTAAGAAAGCTTCATAATCTTCTAATTTTAATGTTTCATTTAAATAGCTATATGCGACTGCATGTATTGTTTCTTGCGATCCAAACATCATCGCCATTTGCTGTATCTCATGCTTTGGAAACCAAGATACAACTTTTTGCGTCCAGTAGTCGGAGACAGCGCATTCGGTCTGTGCGAAGCCGAGTAGTATGTTTCCAACAAGGTTTTTTTCTTTGTCATTTAATTTTTCGTTCCAGTCTTTTACATCTCCGCTCATAGGTATTTCAGTATGCAACCAAAATGCCTGAGCTTGTTTTAGCCAACCCTCAGTGTAATACTCAGGGTATTCAAACGGTTTGTACGCTATGCGCTCATCAAATAATCCCATTAGTTATATATTTCTAATGCTATATCAATAAATGGCACATATAATACATGTGTTGTTTGATTAGTTTCATTATAAGATCTTACTCCGAATAATATACCCGGATAAAAACCTAATGATAAACTCCAGCCTTTGTTTTGTTCTTTCATATTATATTCTTGCTTAGTATTAATGGTGAAGCGTCTTTGTTTGTTGAAACAAAATAACAAGACTTGTTCTCCATTACTATTATTTGTTTGTTTTTAAATGTTTTAGGATAATTCTTTAAAACATAATCAATAACATTTGATTCCATAATAATCTTGTTTTGCTACTAGTTCTTTATATTTTATTTTACCTCTAATTTCCCAGCTCCATTTCCACCACTTGTCAATCTGACGCTCGGCATATTTTTTTCTAGCTACTGCTTTAGCTTGTCGAGGATCAGTCTTACTGTTTCGTCGCATTCTTTTTGATTTTGAGGTTTATATAATGTAAATGGTCCTACTCTGTTTTCAGCTATAAGCTTTTTAAATAATTTCCAACGCATTGGAAAAGATTCGTTAGCTCTACCTTTTGTTTCAATAATAAAACCTTTACCTATGAAATCAGGTGTATACTTTATATTAAAGATTTTTTTATTACCTCTATTTTTGTAATCACCTTTTCCGTTTCCGCATCGTTCATATGCTTCAAAAGGAAAATCAAAACCCTCTACTAGTTCAAACGTTTGTCCTTCATAAAGAGCTTTAATCTTTGCCTTTTTTAAAGCCATATACATATAACGCTCAAGTCCTGATGCAAAGTTAATACCATCATATGTTATTTTCTTTGATTGTACAGGACCTCTTTTTCGTTTATAAGATTTCTTCTTCATTGATTTCTATATCATGATAATGTAATCCGTCATTGCCATTTTGACCTATTACATTTATTCTATTTAACATTGCCTCTTCGATCTCATCGCTTAGACAACGTTTAGCTGCTTCAATATATAACAACGCATCCATTAATTCTTCTTGAACATCAACTAAAAATCTATTTAAGTCTTTAGTTTGGCCTTCAATTTCTTGCATCATTGTTGCTCCATATTTTTTTTGGCCAACTAAACTACGTTGATCCATTTTAGCTAATACAGCTTGTACTATTTTATCTTGTGTTTTAATCTTCATCTTTTACAAATGTTCCGTTAATCATTTTACCTGTACGAGCAGCAATAACATTATATGCTGAGTCAATACAGTCTTCTATTTCAAATCCTTGTAGGTGTGCTAAGTTTGTTAATACTACAACCATGTCACCAATAGCATCTATAATTTCAGGTTTGTCTTGCTTTAACAATGCTTTAGCTAACTCTCCAGCTTCTTCCATAAGCTTCACATATTGTGTATGTGCATTACCTTTGTCGTATAAGCCTCTTGTTGCAGCCCAGTCTCTAATCAGATCAAAACGATCTTCATGGGTTTGTACATCAGGATTGTGATTTGGATTAAAGTAAGCTTCGTAAAAAGCTTTATTATAAATATAGCTTCTGTTTTCGTTAAACATAGATGTTTTAACATTAGCCATTATCCACGGAATATTTTGTTTGGTAATTTCAAACTGGCCAAATTCCGTTTGCCAAGTTAAACCTTTGTTATCCATTAATCTGCCTTTTAGTTTATCTACAGGACAGGGAAATGTTGAGGTTTGTTCTGTTGCATTTATTTTCATTTTATTAAATAAGTTTTTATATTTCTTTAGGTCAACTTTATAGCCATAAGACTTTTGAAGTTCTATTTCGCGGTCTGATATATAATCTATATCGTCTGACTGCTCAAGAACCTCATACTCATTCTCCTTATAACCTTGCATAAGGGTAACTCTGGTATTAAGATCACGTGTGACACCGATCTTTTTACCTGGTATGTGGTATAAATAATACATAAATTTTAAAGTTTATCATTGTATAAGTGCATATTGTGAGCATGATGGTAATACCAACCAACTTCAATATTTAATCTGTCTGCAATCATTTTTTGTAATGATGAAAACTGATACTGATCATTGCAGAAACCGTACCAGATGTCATTAGAACGCATATAAACAGACATATTTAATGTATTGTTTACAATTGTAAATTGAACTGCATATGTACATGGTGTATCTTTAGTATATTTTTGCCACTCTTTAGCATCGTATATACTTATTGCAGCGTGTCTAGTATTAGGATTATTTTTTAGTTTAGCAACGACATAATCTATTTGATCGTTTCGTTTCCATTGATAACCATAATTACTATTTACATTACCTTTACTGTCTGCCATACGTTCCCATATTGGTGGTATTTTACCGTATAGTTGCCCTAACTTTATTATATTAGGATCACCTGATAAATACCATTGCCATTCAGCTTCAGCATACTCTAGTTTCCAATTACGTTGTTTATTGGTTATATGATTATCCAAAGGGTCACGCATATAAAACCCACAGTTAAACAAAGCTTTAGTATTATCAAACTCAATACCGTTTATTATGACGGCGTCTAATAATGCTTCGTAAGCTTCATTCGCATTGTTATAACTATTTAGCATATTTATCGTAATAATATTTATAAAACTCATACATCTTGATCCATATAGTATCTTTACCATATGTAACAGGTGATCTATTAGTTTTTTTGTTAATCTCTATATCTAAGTACCATGTCGCTTCTCCAGTTGCAAACGGGGATATATGTATTCCATTGTTTATACACCACCGATATGCCGTTAGTTCTTCCGACGTAGGCAAATAGCTTCCCATTGATTGTTTCTTTATTCTCGGCATTTATTCCCACGGCATTGGTTCATCGTTAATACTTATGGGTTCAAACGGTATAAAACAACCTGACTTATGCTCCCATTTAAAATGAGCTTCAGCACCGTTTTCACCAAGGTTTTGAAACTTAACTTTTAAAACTTTAGCTTTAACTGTTTTAGCTTCATAATCTCTATGAACTAATATACCATGATAACTTGCATCATACCATTCACCACCGCCTTTAATGTTATACATAGTTGGTTCTTCAATCTTACCGTCTTTGTCTTTATACATTTTAGTTGGGTGTGCTACAATAAATACTAGCACATCAAACTTTTTAGCAAACGTTTCTATTTTAGTAAGATATTCCATTGTATAACGGTTAACGTCTTCTGTTTTACAGTCTACATCTCTAACCTTATTAAAAGGATCAATAACTAAACATTTAATACCTTTACGTTTAACTAGCTCAGCACCTTTACGTAGTACTGATTCTAAAGTATAACGTTCCATATCAATAAAGAAATAGTTATCATTAACGTGACTAGCAACTTGATTCCATTTATCACCGTGTATATCAGATGACGTTGGCATACCTTCCCATGTTTTACGCATTAGCTTATGAGCATGTAGATACGTAGGTGCATTTTCTGGTGATGCAAAAGCTGTTTTCCAGCCATAGTTACGATTGTAACCTACAACCATTTGGTCAACAAAATCAGACTTACCGCTACTAGGTATCCCAGTAACAGTAATAAACTGACCGGTATACGTGCTAAAAATGTTGTCAAAGTTTTCCAACCCAACTTGATAACCTTTTTTAAATCCATTACGTACAAAGTCAGTAACTTCATCTTCGATGTCTTTGAATGTTGTGACGTTTTCGAGCGGGACTGGTCTCGCTTTGGTAATACGCTCCGATAATTTTTCTTTGCCATATTTTACAAGATATTCATTAGCATCTTTACAGTCATCAAACGAAGCTAAATAACAAACTTCAGCACCAAGTCTTCTAACTAATTCTGCTTGTAATGCTTGTCCTGCTTCATCTGAATCAACAGCTAGTATTATTTTTTCTTTGTCTTCAAAATAATCTATGCAATTGTCAAGATAATCTAAGTTATTACTATTTAGTGTAGCACCGTTAGGAACTGATATACTATTCGGTATACCAGCTTCATGTAGTGCTAACACATCCATTTCACCTTCAGTTATAATACAATACTCATAACCTACAATACTATTAATATTATAAAATACTTTTTCAGCACCTTTATATAACTTAAAGTTTTTACGACCATCTCTATATTTAATATTAATAAGTTGATCGCCCATAAAGTAATTAAACTTTATAGTATTCTCGGTCTTACCGGTTTGCGGCATATACTCAGGACCCTCACCGACGTGCAAGTCGATAAGAGTCTGAGCTGATATACCTCTTGTTTTAAACCATTTCAAGACTTTTTGTTCTGGATCACCAGTTATATTATAGTCTTCAACTTTATCAACAGGTCTAACATATTCTTTTTCGCTAGCTCCTTTACGTTGATAAGTATGTAATTGAAATGATGTATTACAGTTGTGACAAGTACCGAGACCCCGTTCCCAATCATAAGAAGCACATTTTGCTTTTTGGTTTTTGGGTTTTCTAGTGTGAGAGCAAAGAGGACATATACCCTGCTTTTTCCCTTCTTCTAGCTTATATTGATTGAACTCATCAATCAAAAATCCATTGATCTCTGTTGTCTGCATTTAATTTAATTAAAATGGTAAATCATCTACCGGAGCAGCAGCTGGTGCAGCTTTAACCGGCTGGTCTTGTCTTGGTGCAACATCTACATTGTTGCCGTTTGTCCATACTACTTGTACGTTTCCTAAGTAAACCTTAGCAGTTTTAGCTTCACGTTCCTCTTTAGTTTGCGCTATACAAACTGGACCGTTATTACCAAACTGATCTACTTCGTCGTTCAAAGTAATAGTAATTGGTAAGTATTTACCTTTTTTACCATCGATAACTTTTGATTTATCAATGTTAGTAAGGTTAATACTAGTTTTAATTATACTAGCCATATTATACGTATTGATTTATTTGATTAAACATCCTTTGCAGTTGCTCTTTTGTAGCACCAGTAGTTCTTCTTAAGTTATCTACTGCTTTAACATGGGTTTGATTAGTATAAAAATTATCTACACTAGTTTCTAATCCTGTTACACTGCATACTTTAGTTTGGTTTTTTCTGGTTCTTGCCATAATTATAAGGTTTTATTAATAAAATATTGTTTAGGGTCAAAGCCCTCAGACTTATAGAACAATTCATAAGCCTGCACTGCTCTTTCAACTTTATCTTTACCACGTTCATAGAACTCTGGTGAGCAATCAAAGATACCTATTTGACCTGTGTTTTTATCTATTGCAATAAATATCATTTCATAGCCAAATAGTTTACTGTAAATATAAGCTTGACTGTCATAATTGTATTTAGAAGCTGAATACTTAAATTTGTTTAGATCTGCTGTCGTTTTCAAATCAATAATAAGTTTTTCATTGTGGTTAACAATATCAGCTTTACCCTTCCACATTTGACCTTCAAGCTCTGTTATGCCTGGTACTTCATATTCTGTATTACTATCACGTATTAATCCTTTGCATACATTATTATCTAAGACTTTGTCTGTTAATAATTCTATAGCATCAACTTCGTGTTGTAATAAACATAATTCACCGCCAGACATCTCTTTGTATGCTTTAGTGTTTCTAGTAGTAGATTGTATCACTTTATACTTGTGCAGTTTATCTGGTTCAAGTATAGCTGTGTGAAAATATCCACCAACTAGAAATGCAGGTCGCGGAGCTTGCTGCTTGCCTAAAGCTAAGGGATTTGTAAGTAAAGTACCAATGTCAGAATTACTTAGATACTTTTTACCAAAAGCACCGTAGTAATGCTCGTCATTGCGTAGCTTTTCAATTACATCTTCTTTTTTCATTAGAGAGTTTTAAGTTCAGCTTCTTGAGCTGATGTTAATTGATACTTCTTTTTGATAGCATCTATTTTACCACCATTAGCAATAAAGTTTTTAGCTGCAATTATGTCAGTTAATTTACTTTTAGATTTACCGTGGTTGTTAGTTGCATCACTATCTTGAGTATCATCAATTAGGAATAAATTTCCTAGTGCATACTTCTTTGCGTAACTCGATGCAGAACCAAACTGTTGAGGTGCTTGCATACCTTTTTGATTAAGATCAACTCCAACTACGGATGTAGCTGTAATTGTACCGTCACCATCAGTTATAGTAGCTGTAGTTTGAATAACAGGCATTGGATCTGTAGAGATCAATTCTTCATTTACTGTTACTGTAACTCCTAACTCTAACAGAAAGGGTTTTGTTGCTTCGAGAATGTCTTCGGCTGACCTGAAGTAATACTTACCGAATGAGTTAAATCTACTTTTCTTCGATTTAAACTTTGTCTGAATTTTAGATAATTTTTCGTATATGGTCATACTATTATAATTACATGTTTAAAATTAATTTACATATCTAACTTACACTATATCAAGCACTTGCGAGTGATCGACGTTGTCAATTAGTTTTTGTACTGCTTGCTTTTTTAGTTCTGAAACACGAACATAAGCACTTACTCCGTTGATGTTTAAGTGATCAGCTATTTCTTTAGCTGAGTGTTTATTACAATCAAGTCCGTAAGATAATCTTAGTGCTTCGTATTCGTTATAGTTTAAATGCTTTTGCATTAAACCTTTTAAATACACATTCATTATTTGTATATTATAAGGTTCTGATTTATCAGCTATTTGATACATCATATTCTCTTCATCGTCATTAGTAACTTGTGCATCAATAGATAAAAATATACTATTGAAAAATATTTCAACCATTTTTTTATCTTTAGGGTTTTTACGTATTTCATTTAGCTTGTGCTCTGGTATACGTATATCACCTCTAGCCATATCAATACGTCTACGTATAGCCCCTTTGATACGTTTAGATAAAAATGATTTTAATGTTTTTTCTCTGTCGTCTGATTCGTACAACTTTGTCCACTCTATTCTGTCAACAGCTTTTGTTAAAGCTTCACCGCCACATTGTATTATATCATTTATAGTCATAACACCTGAAGCTTGCTGAGTTGTAGAGAATTTACGGCCTAAGTTTTCAATCAAAGGACTAAACTTTACTATAAGTTCATCTCTTGTATATTTTTTATAATCTGTACCATAGTCAGGTAATCTTAATGAAGACTGTTTTAAATCTTCTTTATACCTTATATAGTTTTGTACGTTATATTTCTTCATTTAATATTGCTTTTTCTTTTTTCAATGCGTCATTTATATTACGCTGAATAGTTCTAGTAGAACAGTTTAATAAACCAGCTATTCTACTCCATGTTATTGACTTACCCATATCGTTTAAATCTAGCATGCATTGATAAATTGATTCACCATCTACACGACTAGATCTACCGATAAGCTTACCAACGATACTCATCTTCTCGTTAGGTGTTAAACCGCTATAGTCTTTAAATATTATCTTACGTTTTTTATTTACAGGTGGTTCGCCACTGTTAGCTAAAACATCTTCAATCATTTCATTTAACTTTTTATCACTAATAAAAAATGTAACAAACCCGTTTTCTTTATTAGCTATAAATTTAAATATATGCTCTAAATTTATATCTTCATTAAGATAATATAAAACATAAAAATGCCACTTCAAAGATTTATATGTTGTAATCTTTGCTTTACTACGAAACAAGTGATAACATTCGTACGTACCATCTTCATAGTAACTATACAATGCGGTATCAATCGTAGGTTTATCATTAATAGGATCACACCTGTAATTTACTCTACGATCGTTTAACCATTTCATGTTTCTTTCATATGACATTAGCCTCTTACTTTATTATCTTTACGGGCTTTTGTCACCCTAGGTTTAACAAAATTCTTAATTTTGGTACGGATACCAAATACGTCTGTAGCAATTAAATGCTTATAAGTTTTTATTCTGCTCATTTTATAATTGTTATTTTTACTTTATTCCATTTACCGCCTTTTACATCTTTGTTCACAAGAAAGTCAATGCGTTTTGTCCATCTCTTATTCATGCGGTCTTCAACAGTCCATATTCCATCTAACTGTCCTGCTCCTTCGACTAAGACTTTAGTGCCAAACACAAATCCGTGTTGCTCTAAATCTCTAGATACGGCTATCCACCGGTGACCTTGAGGATCAGCTTCATTTATAGTTTTGTTTGAAGCTGTAGTTAAATAGTCTGCGTCAGTTTGAGCAGGATCAGCATGGTATATTGTGGCTGTTACTAATATTGATATTAATAAATTCATCTGGTCTTGTTATTAATTGTTCGTCTTTACCTGCAATTGTATATTTTTCACCTTCATAATAATTCCAATACGCAGTTATACTACAACCAGGCACTTTGTACTGATCAGGCATTGCTTGAGGTGGTTCATTAAACTCACCGCCTAAAGGCATACCTACAGGGCAATTTTTAAGAGCATCAAAACACTTTGTTATACTAAGATGTTTTTTACCATAACGTTTAGTGTATTCATCACCAAGACCTAACATATGATGGAATAACCAATAATACTGTCTGCTATTTTGTCTAGTCCATATA